CAGATGCGGTCGCGGAGTGGGTGTGCGAGTAGTCGTGCTCTAATTCGGTAAACGCTGTATAGGTTAGCGAGTGCGAGTGCGATGCCGCATCGCCAATATGCGTTGCTACCGAGTGCGCATCAACAGAGCCCTGGCGAAATGTTGCTGTGTTATCAACGTTACCAAGCAGGTCCAAACCAGCGGCGCCAACAACTTGATACCCCTGAAGGTCTGGGACGTTAAACGTTGTTGATCCATCACCCGTGCCAAATCTTGTAGAAATTACGGAAAAAAGACCAGAGTAGGTTGACCTTGAAACCGCCTGCCCCGTGCACACAAGCCAGCCAGAAGGGGTTGATGCGCCAAGCCACGGCTGAATAGATCCAACCGGCATATCAATTGACGATGAGCCGCCGAGTGACGACCACGAGGTTCCGTCATGTACACGAATAACAGCATTAACGCTGTCGTAATAAATCAACCCAGCGCCAGAATATGCAGTCTCAACATTGGCCTGCGTGGCGACTGGCAACTTGATGCTAGAAAGAATCTTGGTCATGACTTCACCAAATACCAGACTCTTGCCCTGTTGGCGGAATGGTTGCTATGGACATGTGCTGCGGTTCCGTCTGCGGCCATGGTGCCGCCGTGCGTGTGGGATGGGACGGCTCCAGATGTGTTGGTGTACGACGGGACGGTGCCGGTATATGTGTGGCTGTGACCGCCGCTTGTCGTAACCGATTCAGTTACGGTATGAGTATGAGAGTTTGCCGATGAGGAAATTCCCACTGTGTGCGTGTGGCTCGTTGCGGCGGCGGGTTCCGTTGCCGAAGTTGTGCTTACGGAAATTGTTCCTGAAGATGCCGCAAGGTTCCCCACGTCGTGCGTGTGTCCATTGCTTACGGTGGCGGCCACGTAGGTGTGCGTGTGCCCGCTTGCCGCAGTTTGACTGGAGTACGTGGCGGTTGTTGTGTGGTTTGTTGCGTGGGTATGCCCGCCCTGCGAGTCGTCGGTAAACGTGTGCGTATGTGATCCGTTGTCGGATGAATGTGAAAGGGCGGTGAAGGGGTCAGCGGTTCCGTATGTCCACACTTTCCCCCCAGCAGTATTCCCAACCGCCACCCCAACATTGGCAGACACCGCCCCAACAAGGCTAAGCCCCCTAAAGTCCGGTAGGTTAAACGTTGTTGCTCCGTCGCCGACACCAAAATACGTGCTGGTAATAGCGAACAGGTCTGCGTAGGTAGATCGAGAAACGGCAGCGCCGTCGCACAAGAGCCAACCAGTTGGCGGGGAGGAGGGGGAGCCAACCCAGGTTATGACTGATCCAGTAGGCATCTCGGTAGTTGTTGCCTCACCAAGAACGCTCCAGGAAGATGGGCCTTTGACCTTCATCTCGTTGGTGAAACTGTTGTAATAAAGGGTGCCCTCGGCCGCAGTGGGGTCTGAGTCCAATAGAGCCTGCTGAAGGGTGTTGACGAATTTAGGCATAAAAAGATTATACCCCCCTCAGCGCTTAAATCAAGCGCCCTGGGGGGTATGCTCTTTATTGATTATCCGTTTACAACGACTCGGTAGGTTCCTGCAAGGCTGATGGTGACCGTCAACGTGTCGGTTGTTGCGGTAACAACATCGGCAAACACCTGAGCGTCTGACGAGTCGTAAATGGCAACCTGCACGGCCTTGGTGCCGAGGCTGTGGGTGATGGTCTTGGACTCACCCGTAGTCCAGGTTGCGCTCGTGTTGTAGCGAAGCGCCCCACCGTAGGTTGCGCTGATCGCCGTGCCGTTCCACGTACCTGCGGTGATTGTGCCAACCGTGACAATGCTGTCGTCGCCAGAATACGTTCCGCCTGCAACAGCAGCAAGTGTGCTGTTGTATGCCTGAACGTCCGTGCCGATTGCAAGCCCAAGGTTTGTTCGCGCGGTTGAGGCATCGCTTGCGCCAGTACCGCCGTCTGCGATGGCGATGTCCGTGCCGTTCCAGACGCCTGTTGTAATGGTCCCAACAGAGGTAAGGCTTGAGCCTGTTACGCCGCTGCCGAGGGCACTTCCGCTAAGGACTTCAGTTCCGGCAATGTAAAACTTCTTGCCAGTGAGCAAATTGAGGTGCTCGGACGAAGTCCATGCGTCGGTCGCGTCGACCCAGTTAAGAGTCTTATCGGTTGTGCCCCTGAGCGTAATACCGCCGCCATCGGCGCCGGCATCGCTTGGAGTTCCAGTTGATCCAAGTTCAATGTTCTTGTCGTCAACCGTCAGGGTTGTTGAGTTAATCGTTGTGGTAGTTCCGTTAACCGTCAGGTCACCAGAAAGCACAAGGCTTGTACCAGTTGCTGCGCCAATGTTTGGCGTAACAAGCGTTGGGGTGTTTGCAAAGACAAGTGCACCAGTGCCGGTTTCGTCAGAAATAACTCCAGCAAGTTCGCTTGAAGATGTTGCTGCAAAGTCACCCAACTTGTTGGCAGTGCTTGCCTTGCCGTTAGCAAGATCGTATGCAGCCTTTACTGCTGCAGGCGTTGCAGCCTTGCTGGTTGAAGTGCTGGTATATGAATCCTCTAGTTGTACGGCACCCTTAACAGTTGTTGAGGCGTCGGCGATGCTGATTTCTGGGGTTGTGCCGCCGGTCGAAGAAATTGCTCCAGCGCCAGTGACAGCAGTAACTGTGCCGCTACCCGTGCCAAGCGTATCCCACGCAGCGCCATCCCAGATTCTAAGCGAGTCAAGTTCCGTGTCAAAGTAAATTTGCCCCGAAACTGGGCTCTCTGGTGCGGTGGCAAGGTTCTGAATTGCCGCATTGAGCAATTGATTCTTCTGTAGGTCTACATTAGCAAGAAACTTTACTGCCATGGTGGTCTCCTAATTCAAATATGCTTGGCCGCTAAATCCAGCAGAAAACTGGATTGTTAGGGCATTATCGCTGGTGTATGTCACTTCGCCAATGACTACGGTACCTGCAGAGTCAACAACGGTAACGCTTGGTCGTCGGCCAAGGTTGTGCGTGATGGTCCACGTTGCCGATGGGCTGTTTTGATTAAACACAAAGTACTGAAACGATGATCCAACGTTAACAACAGCGGGGGCAGGTGATACGGCAGTATTAAATGGCCGAACCGATGCGGTTGTATTGGGGGCACGAACGATAGAGATCGTGCCGCCTTCATCAACAATCGAAAGTGGGCTCACTTGGTCACCTCAGCGCTTAGGAGAAAATCTCCACCCATGACTTTATCCACATACTGGCCATTAACAACCTCTAGGTCGTAGACGTATCGCCCTGCCGGAATAGCGGAGGTTACAGAGCCGTCAACCAAAATCGTGATGGTTCCGGTGGTTCCCCCAAGGGTTAGCCCGCCAGATGGGCTTGTAAGGGAAAGGTAGGCAAAGCCAGAAGACGCGCGGGGTCGAACCTGCATCCGGGCGGTGTACCCAGTCAGGTTTACGGGATTACCACTCGCGTCGTTGTACGTCACGACACGAGAAAGGCTGCTTCCCTGCTCGGTGGAGATGTCGTAATCAATAATGGCCATGAATGGCATTCTACACAAAAAACAAGATCACACAACATCGAGCGTGACTGCGTGATGTATAATAACCCCACGACATCGTCATTTAGGAGAACCAATGGGACGACCAGGAAGACTTCCGCAGGGACAGGTACAGGCAGTCAGGGACCGAATCCGATCTCTTCTGCTTGCCGGCCTGCACCCTAGCGCCATTGCTAAGCAGGTAGAACTTGCCGAAGATACTGTCCGTAGGCACCTCACCGTTATTCGGCAAGAGTGGAAAGACCAGGGGGTTGATGTCAGTGGAACCCGCCTAGAGTTGATTGCCAAGGCAAACTCCATCTCCCAGCAGGCAGCCATTGAGGCCGCCAAGGCCCGTGGCACTAGCGCAGCAGTGGCAGCGCTTAAACTGCAACTAGAGGTTGTAGACCGTATTGCCAAGTTAACTGGCGCGTACGCTCCGGAGAAAGCCGAGATCAGCGGCCCGGGCGGTGGCGCAATTCAGGTAGTGCAGACAGAGCACGAGATCGACCAACTTCCCCCAGCGCAGGTAGCAGCGCGTTTGCGGGCATGGGCAGAAGACATCGAGTCACAGAAGACTGGAGAGGAGGTGCCGGATGAACAACCAGGAGTACCGCGAGTGGTTGAGGCGGAAAGCACAGACGTCTGACGCAGCGTTTGCCGAGTACATTGGCAACCTTGTTTTCCCCAAGCACCTTCGTGAGATGGAGCAGTTCCTTAATGACCATGACCGCGCACTAGTGCTTATGCCACGAGGCCATGCTAAGACAACGCAACTTCTACACCGTGCCGCTCGGCTTATTGGCGTCCACAAAGGACAGATTCGTGTAGGTATCTTAACCGCCGTGCTCTCCGATGCCTTGGCGCGATCTCGTGCCGTTCGATCACTTGTAGAGCATCCACGCTTTGCCGAGATTTTTGAGTGGGCAAGGGACGGCGTAATCGGCACAAAGTGGACCGACGAAGTGTGGACCATCAAGGGTACCAACCTCGGCAAGGACGCAACGTGCTTTGCGGACGGTGTGGGCTCTATTAAGCCGGGAGCGCGCCTTGATGTGCTTCTCGCAGACGACATGGTCGGTATCAAGGAAAACGCTACGCCCCTGCAGCGCCAGAAATCCAGCGAAACGTATTGGCAAGTCGTCGACCCAATGCTTGTGCCGGGCTCTAAGCGTTGGTATATCGGCACCCGCTGGCACGAGGATGACTTCTACGCTGAACTTACCAGGAAGGGCGTCCCCACCTATCAGCGCCGGTCTCTTGAAGATTCTGGTCCACTCTGGCCAGAGATGTACACCGAGGAGGCGTTGCTCCAGAAGAAGGAGGAACTTGGTGGGCCAATCTTCTCGCTGCAGTATCAGAACGACGTGACCCAGATGGGTGGCAACATCTTTCGCTATGACTTCCTTCAGTATGTGGACCGCGTCCCTGCTGGCGCCCGCAGGATTGGGGTCGACCTTGCCTCCTCAGCAAGCGAGCGCTCTGACTACACGGCTGCGGTAGAGATTGTGGAGGACGCAGACAAGAACCTGTATGTCGTTGGGGCTTACCGTGAACGACTGGTGCAGGGGCACCAGCAGTGGCTGACGGGCCTGGACAAGACTGGCTCGATCGTGGATGGCTCCAATGGCCCACGGATGCTTTGGCCAGCACGGTACGTTGGGCTTCGTGGGCAGCAGGATGTCGAAATGGATAGCCCGCGCAATTTTGAGGCGGTCAACATTGAGGCAGTTCAGCACCAAAGCACGTTTGTGCGAGAAATGCTTTCCGATACCCGCCTCCCAGCCCGACCAATTCGCCCGGACCGTGACAAAGTGGTCCGGGCCCGTGCCCTTGCCGCCAGGTACGAGGCTGGAAAAGTATTCCATCTTCGAGGGGGCCCAGGAATTAGCACGCTGGAGTCTGAGATGCTAGGATTCCCCAATAGCGAGCACGACGACATGGTCGACGCGCTGGTCTATGCCGCAGATGTGGGTGGAGTCGGCTTTTACTTCACCTCAGCAACGAGGTATGCAGGATGACTGTTGAAGATCTTTTTAAGAAGATTGGCGCACAGACCATGGAGATTGATGCGCTTCGCCTAGAGATTGAAAAGTTGACGCAGATTGTCGCCCGCCTTCAGGCAGAGTCGACAAACGATGCCGCTGAGGCCTCAAAAGGAAACGGCGAAAAGAAGAGCAAGTAAGTGATCCGGGACATTGTCAGCGCCCACAAGGCGAAGAACCCGGCTCCCTACAGAGAATTCAACGAGGTCCTCCAGAAGATTCTTGAAAAGTATGGCATGACGTTCAATACGTTTGCCAAGGTTGCTTCTGTGCTTGGCGTTGAAATGACGTTTAACCGACTTCGTGACGTGTACTACGAGCGCGTCATTATTTCTGAGAACGATGTTGCGACCCTCAGGAAAGTCCTTGATGCCCCGACAAAGGACTCTGCCACAACAAGAATCATTGGTATGTACCGCAACTCTGTTGACGCCATGTGCCGATCCTGTGCCAACAACGACAAAAACCCTAAGTGCTGGGACTCAACATGCCCGCTCAGGCCTGTCTCCCCGTTGCCGCTTGCAGAAGGCGACGACATTGAAGATGAGGATGATAGTGATTTACTCTGAGGAGATGAAGAACCCCATGGACATTGTGATTCGGTACACCAGCGCATCGCCGTACGCAAAGTGGCACATCCTCTATAACGGCGTGGTGCAGGACACTGCGGCCACAGCAGAGCGGGCACTTGAGGCCGCTGCGCGTTTTATTATCAGCAACATGACAGACGATGACGAGACCGGCGAGATGCGCATCCGTTGGACTGATGTCCCCGCAGGGTTTACCCCTCCAGATGCTTCTGCCCTAGCCCCGATTATCGAGGACGACTCC